TTGTTATGTAATACGAGATTATTTGTTCCACTTGGAAGAACACCATCTGACAATACCATTTGTTGGTTACTAGATGGGTCTATATTTATATATCCCAGTATAGATCCGGAAAAATCTTCCAGTCGCATCTTTTGAGCTCTTAAGGCACCCAACGTGTCTATCCATATACCATTGCCAGACAGTGCGGACGGTATTGGATTACCTAACTGTGGTGTTAATGCTAAATAAGTTGGGTCGATACCTCCAGTCACATTCAATTTACCATCAATATACACGTCACCAGTATAGGTAATCGCCGTCGCACCGGATGGATCCCAGAAATCACTTAAATTAGTCGCAATAGTGGTAACGATATATGATAAGGTAGAATCCCTCATTTCTAAAACCAATGTATGGGAACCACTTGTCGCTTGGGCATATATTTGTAATTGGATTCTGCTGTTTAAATTAACGAGAGTATTTGTGGCTACATATGTAGAATAATCATATATAGCCTGTGTCGTGGTTATTATTGTTCCGCTCACGAATGTTCCAGTTGATAAATTTTTGATGAACGTAGTTCCATCTGAGGCCACCTCATTTATAACGGTCCAATATACTAAATTTCCTCCTCCTCCGCTAGCCCGCCTACCATATAATAACATTCGCCATAACCCTGGAATAATAGCCGGTGATAGTAACAGTCCAACTGGCGTTACAAAATTACCGATAAGGGTAGCCGTTGTATTTATGCTCGCAATTGTTATTGTTGTTTGTAAACCAGTATCTGGCAAAACTAATAATGAGTCCAATGTTGGAGCAGATGTGGCGGTAGGACCATCTAAGTATAATACTAGGCCACTGGATATACCATTTATGCCGTCTGCACCGGTTGCGCCTTGCGGCCCCTGTGGCCCGGTTGCGCCTTGCGGCCCGGTTGCGCCTTGAGGCCCGGTCGCACCTTGTGGACCCTGTGGTCCAGTTGGCCCAACTTGTGTATACATTACTTGACCAACTGTTATTATTACAGATGGAATTTCTGGAGATATTGACGAAGCCCCTGAATAGTCGAGACCTATGTTGGTGTTGTCAGTAGACCATATTAGTTGATAATAATCCCCGGCATTCGGCTGAACATAAAAATTCCATGCTGCCACCACATATGGATTGTTGGATTGAACGGTTACTCTTGTATCTGTTGCGTCAACATTTACTCCATTTTTTGATAGCCAAATATTTACTGTATCACCTGAACCTCCCCCGCCGTTGTAATGTAATTGTAAAGAAAATTGTATATCATAAGTACCAGAGTTCGCAAATGTTATTCTGCTGAGATGTGTTCCATCTGAAGTCATAGTTATGCCAGTCGATATATCTGTTACCTCCGCATAAATAGGATACGCTGTATCGACTAGGGTGGCGGTTTGGTTTAGTAGACTATAAAATGAACCAACATAGCCTAGAGCCCCGCCAACACCGGTTGCGCCTTGCGGGCCCGTTGGTCCTTGTGGTCCGGTTGCTCCTTGAAGTCCACTTGTACCTTGCGGACCGATTGGCCCTTGTGGTCCAGTTGTACCTTGCGGACCGGTTGGCCCTTGCGGTCCAGTTGTTCCAATCGGCTTACAACAATTTTTATATACATAATACTTAGAATAATCGTTATAAGACATTTATATATTTATAGAAATATTTTATATATGATTTATGACTATTCCATGCGAACTATCACATATATTTGATCATGATGACATTTATTTCCTTTGAACCGTACACGTATATAACCTGATTAAGGTAAGCAAAACACCGTTCCTAAATTTGTTGAAGGATTTCTTATGAATAATATGATGTTCAATCAATTCATATAATTTATGCGACTTACTACCAACTTATATACCAACTTATATACCAACTTATATACCAACTTATATACCAACTTATATACCGAATTTTTACATCATGTTGTGCCGTATGATATATATTATTCAACCAACTTTTCCAAATCATTATATCTCGGTTTATCTAACATATGTGTCAACATACTCCACGGGGTCATATTTTTTATTCCATAAATACCTTTATCTACAAACGCATTTAACAACATTGGGCTATACCCGGACAACATGGTCACATTTTCCTGATATGATACTTCTGGAAATCCATTTGTACTTCTTACATTCCAAAAAATAACGTGCGGTACTTTATATCCAGTTCCACATACAATTACGCCGGTATCATGAAACTTTTCCTCTAACCGTCGTCTTACGGGTCCATCTAGATTTGGCTCTGAATGATCATACGCATCTATCTGCATATCAGAAAACACGATTAATACTAACTGATTAACATCCTCTGCCGGTATACTATTCTCAATAATCGTATCCAATATTAATTCCATCGCTCTATAAAAATTCGCATTCGTTCCACGCTCTATATCCTTTATCTTTTTAACTGAATCTACAAAATCCGCACAGTCATCCAAGTTGATCCATGTGGGCTTATTCGCAAACATAAGTAGTCTTTTTCCTAGTGTCGAATTTTCGGCGACATAAAGTCCTAAACCAATCGCAGAACATAACGGCTGGATGCTCTCTGACTCCATGGGTCCAGACACATCTACCATCGCAATCATATTGTCTAACTGTCTGGTCTGTTTACTATAATTCTTCCATAACTCGTTTATAATAGATTTTTCATGCGTAGTATCCATACCTTTATTCTCATCTTTACATATATTTAAGGCCAGCTTTATATAGTCGACGATCCCTATATGTTTTCCTTTCATCGTCTTTAATCCGTCCTTTACTTCATCCATATAAGTCAATAAATTTATACGACATTCCACACGATCATTATTTCGTCTGCGTACTTCATTGTTCCAGGCATTATTGTTTAAAAACGAATTCATTTGTTTCAACATTGTCACCCCCGTTACTTTGTCGAAATCTATCTTATTCCACACATGTCCACATTGTTTAATTTGTATGGTATCAATATAATTGTTTAATTTACTAACAAGTTGCCTATAATGCGTCTGGGCTTTCTTTATTGAAGATATAGACCATCCGTTCCCTCCATATATAGAAAAATAATCTTTCGCCAGAACAACGTGTATCCATCCAAATTTGCGACTTGTCTCCCTCGGTATCCATTTCGCAACTAAACTACATGGCAAGTCATTACATATCTGTTCCGCATCCTGTCTCACTTGATCATTTATCATCTTTACTAATTCAATTGGACAACTATTTATCTCATTCATATAATATTTTATATCTTTCCAAGATCCATATGGAATCATCGTATGTTTGGTTTTATATCCAACGAATCGCTTCATTATTTCCACAAAAATCGTCCGATCTATACTCATTAACTCCTTTAATAATATATAACTTAATCTATATTCTCCTTTTCCATTCTCAATGTCACGAGTATGTGCGATCATCTTTAATAATATTTTCTTATCTTCATTACTACCATTTACATAACAAGAATTAAATGTTTGACTGAGACGTTCCAACTGTGAACGGCACGTAGTTCGTACTAATTGATAAAATAATTGTAAAATCTTTTCTTGCTGGACAGCTGACCATTTATATTCAATATGGTTGTTTTCACCATATTGAATATCATTTAAATGATTATTTGCGAATACGAAAGATACCATATGGATGGTAGTTATAGACGTTATATCTTTATGTAATTTCCTAATAACTACTTCCGTATAATCGTTCCCTATATAACACTTCTGTATAATTACTTCTTATCTCTCTTTCTAGTTTTACCATGTATGATATTGAACCTCACTCGCTTTGTATTTACCTGTGATTTATGTTCTACTTCATTAAAGATGATAAACATGTTGTTAATCTCATGGAGACATCCGATAGTCGACTCCATTTTGTAATTATCAATGTGTTTAAGACTTGCCATAAACTCATACTTTTCATTGTTCATTAAAAAGTTTTTCAATTCCCCGTGCTTTAATGTCAAATTGTAAATCAGTATACTTAATAATTTATACTTTGTATGATCAATTGTTTCGTGTTGTTTTATTAAATGTAACAGTTCTTCACGTTGAATTTCATTACTCTTGGTTAACTTTATTAACTTCTCACTTGCGCGTACCAACTCTTTGTTATTATTTATATATAATATACTCACTCTCAACTCTTTTATTTCTTCTGGATAAAACATCGAATAATATGTTTCTTCTTCTTCATACTTGTCTATCCAACTGGTATCTATTTCTTCACCATCCATTAATTATTTTAGATATTATTCAAATACATTTTTAACTAATAATCATCTTCTAAATACTCTTCCTCGTCTATCGGTTCAATTTCTTCTTCTAACTCATCCGGTACATCATCATATATATCAAACTGGCTAGCGTATTCTTCATACGCAATACGGTCTAATTCCGCCTCTGCGATACTATCCAACTCTCCAGTTTCTTTATAATATCGGTTTGATTCTAATACGGTATTAATATAATTATCGTAACATATTTGTTTTATTTCTTCGACTTCTCTCAATTCCTCTTGATATTTCATATTATCTAATTGTTCTTCCGTAAAAGTTTTCTCCCAGGATGACGACCAGTTTACCCCATCTCTACTATATTCAATTTTATGTACTAAACAATGGTTCTCTTGAACCGGCCATCTAGGATCGTATTTCAATCCTCTCATAATCGTTGGACCAATCCATTCTGCTCCTTTCCAATACTTTGGATCGTTTACATTTATTTTGTACTTCTCCTCCTTACTCTGTTCTGCTTCAGGTATATTCACCGCATTCAGCCAGTCGGTTTTGTATACAGAAAGTTCATGTGTTTTCGTATTTTTTACCAGTTCCGGAAAACTTTCACCCATTAGAAAATCCATCGAGGCGGTTGGCTGTTTCGGTTTCTGGTGTAGCGTTGTTTTTTCATATTGACTTGGCTTGTTGTTTCTATTTGACGATCTATACGTACTACCCGTCGTGTCGCGTGACCTTCCGGCTGACGCGGAAACGGTACTGCTTGTATTTTCTTTTAAGCTATCAAAACGTCCCATATTCGTTATATTACGGTGGTATTATCAAACTATATTAGTCTTATGACCATATATGCGTCGTTGTTTCTATATTCTTTTTAATATATTTCTTCGGCTGGCTTTCGACACTAAAAGGTATAATATTATGTGTATAACTAATATAAAACCAAGTCAATTAATATATATGAGATAAATATATCTCTCGTTACATTATGTTGTGTCAAATTGGTACATCTACTTGTGTAATGATTGTTTCCTAACAGCAAATAACCCGGCTTATATGTCTTATAAACAAATTTAAACGTTTTATTTATATATATATTACAGGAAACCGCGTCAATAATCAATACGTTTTGTTTATTGTTAAAATTGTTAAAATTGTTAATTGTTTATTGTTTATTGTTTATTGTATATCATAAAAAATTGACATAAAATATTATGATTTATTTAATACATAACTATATTAAATATGTCATGCGATACGACACAATTAAACGCGACTATAGAAACTGATACACAACCTTGTTTAAATCCATCTATATGTATCCCTCGGGTATTTTCAAATATTTCGACGAAAATGATCATCGATGTATTTCAAAATAAACTTAAACTAGGAATCGTTACAAAGGTGGATGTTATACATCATCCGGTAGATCATCATTTTAAAAAGGTGTTTGTTCATTTTAAATGTTGGTACGATACTGACAAAAGTAACCACGTACGCCAATTGATTAATACCGGTAATATTATTAAAGTGGTTTACGATGAACCATGGTTTTGGAAATGTTCATTAAATCGGGTAACATAAATTTACATATCATTGAAAAATAAAATAAATATAACTTATGATACATGAATAATGATTATAGGTTCCTTGGAATTTGAATCACTGCCGAATAATGTGTTTAAAGTGGTTGATATTATGCCTCGTTCCAATGAATCTTTTTCTTTCTCTCTGTTGTTCCCGCCTAACCAATTACCCGTAATATTCAATTCTCATTATTTTCACGCCAATAATATCAGTAGTCTCTCTCATTTCATACAAACGAATTCATTTACTATAGCAATGGCGAGTCAATTTCTTTCAGACATGTATATCTTATTTCAACATTTACATGAATCGGGTTATTCTATTTCATATATTGACCCACATGATATTATAGTTGTTGAAAATATTACAGATTATCATTCCTACCATGTATCGGATCATAGTTATCCTCGCGTGAGTCAATCATATGATATTCCAAATCATCCTCATAATCGGCTTTCTTTTTTATTTTCAAACTATAATAAATTATATAAAGTAACTAATAATATCATATGTGTTACGGAGTGCTATAAACGAAATAGTATGTTTATACCACCCGAATTTATAACGAACGAAACCATCCCGTTTTACTGTAACAGGTCTTCTGCCTACTATAGTTTAGTTCAAATTATATTACATTGTTTTAAACAGTCCAATCGTGAGCTATCTTCTTATTCGTTTATGGACATTTTGAATTATTATAAAGATACGAAAATGTACTTTACATTAAAATTCTCTCTTCATGATGACCCAAATAAAAGAGAATTTGTACTGTTTTAATCTATAATTTAATTTCTAATGTTAAGTTATATGTCTATCGCAATTCTTAAAAAAAAATCACGAAATACACCCCGAATCGCTCCTATTTCTGGCAAAGGTCACGATGGGTTTTCATTGAATGGAGGTCATCGAAATATTGGTGCTGTCGGACAGTTTAGAATGGTTTCAAATACAACGCGCACACCATTTAAAGGTAATCTACCACGCGGTCATGGCGGAAATGGTGGTAAATACTATGATCATTATTTAAATTCAGGTAGTTGTTGTACGAATGATAATACCATTATTAAAAAATCGACGTTAAATACTCCCGGCATGATTGATACCAAGTATAAATGGACAAAAGGTACATATCCTAATTATTGGGTGAAAGAAGACGATAATAGTTATAATCTTACCCGGGATCAAAATACGTATGTTCATAATTTAACACAAACTGTTTCTGGTGGTGGGAATGGTTGTCAATCTAATTTTATAAATAGTCAGTCCAATAGTATGAATAATAACGGTACTACGGATAATTCAAACGGCGTATACAATTGCTCTGGAAATCGTCGTGCTTGCTCTTATTTTATCGGAACGAAAAAATACATTCGCACACCCTATGCCAAAAATTTTAACCAACCTGCCATGAGTCAAGGACAATACATTGATACTGGAGGCGTTGCTCGAAATAATTGTCTTCCTACGCCCGCAAATAAACAGCCGTTTCCTATGACTATAAATCATAGTAGTGGTTGTCAATCTAACTATTTGACATGGCAAGATGCGGTTAATGCTGGAGTATTACCTATGAATTGGCAGCCTGGTAATTAGACGGACAAGTATACGAACGAATCTATTCACCTTTTTACAAATAAAAAATGCCACATACTATTGTTATTGACTCTTCATTATTTTTTTTATATTGGGTAACTTTTTATTTAAGAAGCGATTTCCTTGACTTATATGAGTTGTATTATAATCTCTAACTCGACATTTCGTGAGAGTACCTTCTGAATTACTATATATGATATATTTAATATGTAGTGATTTCATAACTTCTGAACACCTGGCGCATGGTGCAGAATCTTTATAGATTATTCCTGACGTATCTTTTCGAACAACGTAAAGGCTTACGCGTTCATAAAACCCACATTGATATATTGTTTTTACAGAGGCCGATGACTTCTTGCGAAACATTCTAGTCAATTTTCTCATCACATCTATTTCCGCATGACAACTACATACATCCTCCAAAAAACCATCATTTGAGTGGCATCTATCTGTATTATATCCACGCGCAATTATGTCGCCACCAACTACCGCCACGCATCCGTGTTTATGGTACTTCATATTTGACTTGTTGGCTTCTAACATGGCTATATTCGCAAACCTCTCATCACGCAAATTACACCTATACATACTACTACCCTTGATTCCTAATAAAATTGGTTATTGTAACCGTGTGCTAACACATTGTTTATTTCAATATCTATTCTTCTTTAGGTGATCAATTTTTATTAAAATTGAAGTAATATAAAGTCTATCGCATAATTATATTATTGATCACCATGGCGCCGGTTATTGAAAATACTCTTAAAATTTATATCCCATATACTCACTCTACTCTTCGCATGTTTTATATGAATCGTATTACGGATCATAACAATAATCTTTCCGATTGTTATGCTGATTCTGGATTTGATATAGGACTTCCAACGAATCTTATCTTGAATAAGCATATTGGCAATAAACTGTCTCTTGGAATTCACGCCGCAATGTGGTCAAAAGACGGTCTACCCCAGGCATATTATTTGTATCCTCGCTCTAGTATTAGTAAAACTCCTCTGCGCCTTTCCAATTCTGTTGGAATCATCGATCGTGGTTATAGAGGAGAACTTGCTGCGATGGTAGATATTATTGATCATAACAATAGCATTCCATATACGGTTAATGCGTTAGATCGTTATTTCCAAATTTGTCATCCCACATTAAATCCATTTAGGGTTGAATTGGTCAACACAATTGAAGAACTCGGTATCACAGTTCGTGGAGAAGGCGGGTTTGGTTCTACTGGATTATAATCGCAATACTTGCTCGTTCAGTCATAGTTAGTTAGACAATAGTTAGTTATCTTATGTGTAATTCTATAATTAAGTTTATTTTTATCGTATCGCACCACTAGTATAATATATATGTATTTTACGTATATATTATGCTATCGGCCTTCTTCTATTGAATTTTATACGAACGCATCGTGAACGCAACGTGAACGCAACGTGAACGCAGCATGAATTGGGTGATATAAGTCATCATCTAAATATATTTTTACCGTTTACTTACTACGTTTACTTACTACGTTTACTTACTACGTTTACTTACATTACTTACTACGTTTACTATTGGCCCCTACGTTCTTATACCCAAACCGTGATAGAATACGCTTTGCCTTGTCTTGTATGTTTTTATATGTCCTACGAACATATCTAGGTTTAAATGTTTTGTAAGTGGATTTCGCATTTCCCCACTCCTTTGCCCGTATATAGGCTGAATACACGCCTTTGGGATTAATACGACACGTTCCCTTATTACATATCGGAAAACTCTTTTTGGGTCCCAAAAAGCATCTCTTTCCGCATTTTTTCAACATAATGGTTCGTTGATGTGTTCCTGGTTTCTTGTTTGACCACCCTTTCGTCGGTTGTCCGTGCTTAATCTTTTTTGTTTTTCTTAAATGAAACATATACACTATCCCTATATTTTTATGTAATTCATACGCACAATTTTGTATTATGTATTTTTTATATAAATTATATACACCTTTGAAGATTTAAGTTCGCACGAAAATACGAATTAAACATTTCAAAGTTAGATTTGACCAGTCTATGTATATTTAGGGTGAGGAATGCTTTACTAGAAAGCACCTGGGTTG